GGGCGGCGTATCCCGACTGGTCCGAGCGGTGTTCGAGCCTGATGAAAATGGGCGCGGACCCCCAGTTCGCCCAATTGCTGCTCGAAACGCCGGACGGCGCCAAAGTGGCGGGTGCGCTGGCCGACGACCCCGAGGCGCTGGAACGCATCGCCGGGCTGCGCACCGAACGGGCCAGGGCGATTGCGCTGGGGGCGTTCGCCGCGACCCTAGAGTCCAAACCGGCGGCACCAGCCCGCAGCAGCCGCGCGCCGGCGCCGATCCGCCCGATCAACGGCGCCAGCGCGCGCACCGAGTTCAACGAGTACACGGCGACCCCCGCCCAGCTCGTAGAATTCTACTCCAAACAGGCCATGGCGAAACGCGGCCTGTAGCTACACTAGACAATACGGACACCTGACCGACTGGCGGCGGCTCCGCCTGCGTCGTGCCTGCCCGACTGGTAGCGGTTCTACCTGCGTCGTGCCTGCCCGTGTCGCTGCGGCTACAGAACTATCCTGCGACAGACGGTTTAGCCCCAAGATCTTCCAAATAGTGAGGGGCATTCCCGTAGTCTGTCGGAGTGCACACTGTGCCCGCAACAAACACCCTACTTAATATCGATATGATAACGGCTCGCGCCCTCGTTGTGCTGCATCAGAAATTAAATTTTATCGGCAGCATCAATCGTCAATACGATGATTCATTCGCCACGTCGGGCGCCAAGATCGGCACGACGTTGCGGATCCGCAAGCCCGTCCAATATACGGTTAGCAGCGGCGCCACGCTCTCGGTGCAGAACAGCGTCGAGACGAATACCACGCTGACCGTCAACACCCAGAAGCATGTCGATTTCTCGTTCAGCTCGCTCGAACTTACACTCAATATTGACGATTTTACGCAACGATTTATTGAGCCGGCAATGTGTGTGCTGGCGTCGAACATCGAGGCCGATGCGCTGTCGATGACGAATAGCGTCTATAACCTCGTCAACGGCGCGGGCAGTGCGCAGACGTTCCGGAATTTCCTGACCGGGCGCAAGATCCTGCTGGATAACCTGACGCCGACATCGAAGCAGTGGATGGCGCGGCTCAACACCCTCGATAACGTCGATATGGTGGACAGCCTGAAGGGCCTGTTCCAGAGCAGCCAGAAAATTGCCACGCAGTATACCGAAGGCGTTATGGGGTATACAGCCGGGTTTGAGTTCGCGGAAAATACCCTCATTCCGGGCTTCACGCGCGGTGCTGGCGCTGGCTATCTGCTCAACGGCGTGCCCGCCTCCGGCGCCACCACGGCCGTGGTCAAGACCGGCACCGGCATCTGCCAGATTGGCGACGTGTTTACCGTTGCCGGGGTCTATCGCTGCCACCCGGAAACCAAGGCCGCGACGACGACGTTGCAGCAGTTCGTATTGACGGCGGTCACTACGTCCGGCGCCTCCACCTGGTCGTTCTCGCCCAGCATGACCAGCACCGGGGCGTTCCAGAACATCGTCGCCCTGCCGGCCGATAGCGCCGTCATCACCTTTGCCGGCACGGCGTCAACCGCCACCGGGCAGTCGCTGGTCTACAGCCCAGATGCGTTCACGTTCGCCACCGCTGACCTGGTGATGCCCGGAGGCGTGGACATGGCGTCACGCGCGCAGAAGGACGGGCTGTCTATACGTGTCGTCAGACAGTACGATATCAACAACGACGTCCTGCCCTGCCGGCTTGATATCCTCTATGGCTATTCGGCGATCCGGCCGCAGCTCGCGTGCAAGCTCTGGGCGAACTGACGTGGCGGTATTCACGTCATTCGATGTTGGCGTCGGGACGATCGACAAGTCCGCCGTCAACACCGCTCTCACCGGCCTCTCGGGCGGCGGCGGGCGGTCGACCACCAACACCATCACCGCGCATGCGGGCGGTGCCCAAGCCTCGGCGGTGGCGCTCACCACGTCCATCAACAATGTCACCGTGGTGGGCACGGCTGGCGATAGCGTGGCGCTGCCCTCGGCAACCGGCGGGCAGGTGATCTACGTCATCAACAGCAGTGCCACGAGCATGAACGTGTTCAGCTCCAACAGCTCGACGGCGGACACCATCAACGGCACCATCGGCACCACGGCATTCGCCGTCGCCGGTGGCGTCGCGGTGGCGTTCATCAGCCCAGCCTCGGGCGTCTGGCGCGCGATGGTGAGTGCCTGAAATGGCACTGACCACCGCAGGCGACCTGATCAGCTTCGCACTGCGCACCGCGGGCATCAACGGCGTGGGCCAGACGCCCATGGCCGAGGATGCCAACGATGGGCTGGTGCTGCTGACCGCCATGCTGGCGCAGTGGCAGCGCCAGCGGTGGTTGGTACCGGCACTGGTCGATACCGCGTTCGTATCGACCGGCGCCGTCTCTTATACAGTCGCGCCGACGGGCAATTTCGCGATTGCCCGGCCGGACAAGCTCGATGCCGCCTACGTGCGGCTGCTGTCGTCCGCGCCGCTCTCGGTCGATTACCCGCTGACGATCATCGAGGCGCGCGAGGACTGGTCGCTGATCACCGTCAAAACCCTGCCNTCGTTCCCGGTGGCGGTGTTCTACGATTCTGCCTGGCCNACCGGCGTGTTGCACGTCTGGCCGGTGCCGATCGCCAGCATCTACGAGATCCACATCGTCACCAAGACCACCCTGCCGAGCTATACCGGGCTGACCGACCCGATCAACCTGCCGCCGGAATACACCGATGCGCTGATTTACAGCCTGGCGGTGCGGCTGTGCATGAACTACGGCATGGACCCGCGGCCCTCGCTGGTGGGCGCGATGCGCGTGGCGCTGAATACCTTGCGGATGGCTAATGTCCAAGTCAGCGCGCTCGGCATGCCGGCGGGTCTGGGCGGCGTGTGCGGCACCGGCACCAGCATGGTGGGCACCGGCCTCGGCAGTGCCTTTGTCCTCGATCAAGGAGCAGTGCTGTGACGGGTTATCCATGGTCGCATGACCAGGTGCTGACCGCGGCCGACCTCAACGCCGCGATTGCCGGCGTGCCGGCCACCACGGCGAGCACCGTCAACAATTGGCTGGTGGCGCAGCGCAACCCAGTCACGGCCCTGACGGACGCCGCCACCATCACGCCCGACTTCAGCGCCGCCAACAATTTCTCGGTCACCCTGGGCGGCAGCCGGACGCTCGCCAATCCGAGCAACATCGCCGCCGGCCAGGCTGGGCAGATCGTCATCACCCAGGACGGCACCGGCAGTCGCACCCTGACCTACGGCTCGGTCTGGAAGTTCCCCGCCGGCATCACGCCGGTATTGAGCACGGCGGCGGGCGCGGTGGATATCCTCAGTTATTACGTCTGGAATACCTCGCATATTGCAGTCTCGGCTGGCCTGAACTTTTCGTAAGGGATTTGTACCATGGCAGCCGGCGCTTTTACTGTCTATTCCAACGCTGTGTTGGGGCTTTCAAAAGCCATGATGAACCTGTCCACCGACACGTTCGTGATGACATTGATCAATAACAGCTATACGCCCGCAGCGAATACCGACACCTTGTGGTCGTCGGTGTCGGCCAACGAGCTGGCCACCGCCTCAGGCTACACGGCCGGCGGCGTGGCGCTGGCGAGCGTCACGGACACGTTGACGACCGCAACCGTGACGTTCACCGCCGCCAGCCCAACATGGGCGACGTTCAGCGCCGGACCATTTCGGTATGGCGTGATCGTGCGGCGGGCCTCCGGCGCGCTGGCGGCGGGCGATCTGCTGCTGTGCTATAGTGATCTGGGCGGTGGCAGCACGATCACCGGGGCCGGCGGCAGCTTCACAGTGACGATCAGCGGCTCGGGCATCTTCACACTGACGCACAGCCCGTAGACGTTACCATGGCGAACTGGTACTGCTCATCGGTTGCATATACAGCTGTAGCACAATTCGCGATCTCGCACGCCTACGTCATCGGCGATATTGTCCGGCAGTTGGCGGCGCCGTCGGTCGGCAACGAGCGGTGTTTCCGCTGCACCACGGCCGGGACCTCAGCCGGCAGCGAGCCGAGCTGGACCCTGACCAAGGCCGCGACCACCACCTCTAACACCGCGACATTTACGGAAGTCACCGGCAACGAAAGCTGGCAGGCCGCGGGCGCCTGGGCGGCACCGCACGCCCGCGTCGCCAACGCGATTGCTTGGATGACCGCGGGCGATAACGTCTATGTCGCGGCCAACCACGCCGAAACCCAATCGACGGCGATTTCAACGCAAGCCAGCACCACCTCCGCCTCGCTGTGTAGCGTGATCTGTGTGGACAGCACTGGCAGTGGCCATGTGCCGCCGCAGGCCGGTGATCTGCGCACCACGGCGACCGTGACGACGACGGGCAATAGCGGCATCACAATCGGGTTCGGCAACGGCTACTGGTACGGCATCACCTTTATCAGCGGCTCGGGCGCGTCGGGCATCTGCAACATCACCCTCGGGAATTCATCGTTTCCCCTGGTCAACCGGTTCGACAGTTGCTCGTTGCAAATGGCCAGCACGGCTATTGGCAACAGCGTTACGACGGGCAGCAGCAATGCCGGCGGCACCATCGAACTGAACAATACAACGGTCAGTTTCGCGCAAAGCCAGCAAAATCTGGTGCTCAGAAACATCAACTTTGTCTGGCGCAACACCGCCAGCGCGGCGCTCGGCACGGCGACCACCAGCGGCCTGTTCCTGGACGGCGCCGCCGGCAACTCGAACATCTGGTGCGAGGGTGTGGACTTCTCGAACCTGGCCCATACGCGCCTGACCAGCGCAACCAACATCAACCAGACCGCAGAGTTCGTTAACTGCAAGCTCAACGCCTCGACGGCAATCACCGCCGTCGCCAATACCGGAATTCGGCAAGGCGGCCGGATCGACAGCATCGCCACCGACAGTGGTGGTTCGGCGTATCGCAACGAGCGCTGGGACTATCAGGGCGTGCTGACCACCGATGCGGCGATCTATGCCGCGTCCGGCGCCAGCGACGGCACGACGAGCTTCGCCTGGAAGATCGTCACGAGCGCCAACGCCGCCTGGGAAGCGCCGTTCGCGGCGTTCGATATTTGCCGGTGGAATGCCACCACTGGCAGCGGCAAGACGGTGAGTTTCGAGGCCGTCGTGAATGCTGCTGCCGTGCTGACGAATGCGCAGCTCTGGATCGAGGTGGCCTATTTCGGCACCGCCGCCTCAACCCTGCAAAGCATGGCAACGTCGGGGTTGGCGAACGTGTTGGCCGCCTCGAGCAATGTCACCGCGTCGTCAACCTCGTGGGGCGCCGGCGCGACGGCGCGCGCCAACACCACGGCCAAGGCGCTCGGCGACATCATGAGCGTGTCCAGCAACACCGGGCGCATCTTTTTCTGCACCACCGCCGGCACGACCTCGGGCAGCCTGCCCGGCGGCTATGCGTCGTGCGTTGATGGTGGCAGCGTCACGGATGGCTCGGCGGTGTTCCGTGCCGGGGTCCGCATGACAGTGACCAGCCCTAGCCTGACGCCGCAGGTGGCGGGGCTGCTCCGGGCTGTGCCGAAAATCGGCGCGGTGTCCACTACGCTCTATATCGATCCGCTGTTGACGGTGGTCTGAGGTGGCCCGGCAATACGCCGTTCCCGGCAATGTTCCGACGTTCCTCAATGACACCGGCACCCGCCAGGAAGCCATCCCGGCGAACTTCGTCAATGAGACGACAGTCACCACCGTCACCGCTGCGCCCGGCGTTGGCTCGATCGTCGTCACCGGTTTCGCGCCAACCGCCACGGTCGATACCGCTGTCAGTCCTGGTGCCGGCGCGATCGTGGCCACCGGCTTCGCGCCAACAGTCACCATCAACAGCGTTGTCAGCCCTGGTGTCGGGTCGATCGTGTTCACTGGCGCCGCGCCGAGTGCGGTCATCGATGGCGTTGTCGCGCCCGGTGTTGGTGCCATCGTCTTCACCGGCCTTGCGCCGACGCCCACGAACGGCACCGTGGTCGCGCCCGGCGGCGGCGCGATCGTGTTCACCGGCNTCGCGCCGAGCNTCGTATCCGGCACCGTCGTCAGTCCGGCCGTCGGATCGATCGTGTTCACCGGTTTCGCNCCGANCACGANTGCCACCGTCGCACCGGGNGCCGGGGCCATNGCCGTCACCGGCTTCGCGCCGAGCATCGTCAGAGCCGCCGCGCCCAGCCTGTTTTTCCGAGGATTCCCATAAATGCACGCTATCCTGACCGGCGGCGCCTACACCGCGCACAGCCTGATCAGTGCGGCGCAGCGCCAGGTCAACCTCTATTCCGAGCCGGTGCCGGGCAACTTAACCGAGCCGGCCCCGATGGCGCTCTATCCAACGGCCGGGCTGCGGGCACTTGTCACCATGCCGCAGGCGCCCATCCGTGGACTGCATAGGGCGACCAACGGCACGCTCTATGTCGTGGCCGGCTCGGGCGTCTACGCCGTCAGCAGCGCCTGGGCGGCCTCGTCCCTGCTGGGCAGCATCACGGGCGGGCCATTGACGCCGGTCAGCATGGCCGATAACGGCCTACAACTAGTGATCGTCGATGGCACCGCGAACGGCTGGACGGTGACCTTGGCGACCAATGCGTTCGCGCGGATCGTCGATCCGACCGGCTCATTCCGCGGCGGCACGCGGGTGGACTATCTCGACACGTTCTTCCTGTTTGCGGTGCCCGGCACGCCGCAATTCCAGGTATCGAACAGTCTGGCGACGACATTCGACCCGCTCTACTTCGCCAACAAAGAAGCGTTTTCGGATTTACTGGTCTCCCTGATCGTCGCGAAACGCGAGATCTGGCTGATCGGCACGCAAACCACCGAGGTGTGGTATAATACCGGCGGGGCGGACTTCCCGTTCAGCTCCATGCCGGGCGTCTTCATCGATCGCGGCTGCTGCGCGCAATACAGCGTCGCCTCGACCGATAATGCGGTCTACTGGCTCAGTCAGGACCGCTACGGCCAGGGTATCATCCTGCAGGGCGCTGGCTATGAAGCGACGCGCATCAGCACCTACGCGATTGAGGCCGAGTTGGCGACGTACGCCGATCTGACGGATGCCATCGGCTATACCTATCAGCTCGCCGGGCACGTGTTCTATGTGCTGAGCTTCCCGCACGCCGACAAAACCTGGTGCTACGACATCACCACGAAACTCTGGCACGAGTGGGTGTGGCTGGATGCCAACGGTAGCGAGCACCGCCATCGCGGCGTCTGCGGCTGCGCGGCCTACAGCACGGTGGTGCTGGGCGATTGGCAGTCCGGCAAGCTCTACGAACTCGATCCGGCTGTCTATACGGATGACAGCCAGCCGATCCTGCGGCTGCGGTCGTTCCCGCACCTCGAGGCGGACGGCAAGCGGGTGTTTTACCGCCAGTTTCTCGCCGATCTGGCGGCCGGCGCGGCGCCGGAAGGCACCGTGTCATGAGCTGGCCCACCGGCTGGACGGTGCTGCCTGGCCTGCCGAGCGGCGGCGACACGTTCGCCTACGCGATCTCGGATACCGGCGTGGTGGTTGGCTCGGCCTATAACGCCGCCGGCATCCTGCATCCGGTATCGTGGACCCAGGCTGGCGGCATCGTCGATCTGGGATTGCTCGCTGGGGCACCCGCTGACGCTTACGGCGAAGCCTATTCGGTGTCGTCGGACGGCACGACGATCGTCGGCTATGCCGGCCCGTCCAGCAACCGCCAGGCGTTCCGCTGGACCGCGGGCGGCGGCATGACGGCGCTAGAGACGACGTACAGCATCGGGCGCGGGGTCAGCAGCGACGGCACGGTGGTGGCCGGCAATTTCGGCGCTGACCCGTTCCTGTGGACCGTGGCGGACGGCATCATCCTGGATAGCGGGCCGGGCTTCACCAGTGCCGGCAACGTCGGGCTCTCGCCGGACGGCAGCATGCTCGTGATGCCGGATACGATCGGCAGCACGTATTGGACCTGGACCCTGGCCGGCGGCTGGATCAATACCGGCATCGCGAC